ATGTTAATTACAATTCGTGGGCACATAGGATTCGTGATACGGCTCCGACTCCCCGCGATGTTGTGTTTGGATATTAACCATGATTAAACAAACAAAACCATTGCCGCCCAGTTCTTCTAACATTTCTTCTACCATTTCAACGTTACTTTTCTGAAATGATTCATCAGAATCTTCTGTTGTAGGGAACTGTCTACGCATGGGCATATTTCCATTTCCTGTTTCGTGCAGAAACATATAACCATCTACTATACCATCTGTATGATACATTTCAAATCCACTATCAGTATTAAAAACCCCTAAAGATTGTTCTGCATTTCCGGTGTAAATTAAATTAGGCTCTGCATTACCAACATCTTTCATTTTATTTCTAGCATAAAAATATGGAGATCTGTTAGATAATTCTTCTCGAGCCGTTCCATCAGGGTCTAAGGACATCTTGTTAGATCTTCTAATCTCCTCTCTATAGTGCAAGCCAATTTGTTGGTACACCTCTTTTATTACGTGAGGTTTAAACCTGGTTTCTACGTCTAACTGTATGACTCTGCCTAGATCCATGCTAGTACATACTCATAAAACGAACTCTTGGAGTCGTCTTTGGTTTAGCTAATAGACCACTTAATCGTCTAAGATTAGCAGTAAGGTATTGGTTGTACATGTTATAGTACTTCATAGCCTTAGAAAAGCTATAACTGTCTTTGTGCGTTGCGTCTTGCGCAAACCACAACTCTAAAAATTTATAGGATAGCAAGTCAACAAGAAGCTCTTCAGAGTCTGCAGCGTGTATAGCATCCAGTAACGCTGTCTCTGTGGCATACGTAGAATCGTTTATGTATTGCCTTAGATTCTCAAGAATATCCGTTTTAAGGAGCTTAATTGCTTTGCCTAGTATTAGGTTATCCTTCTCTGATAGATTGAGCACGGTAGTGCCCGTAGTGACGTTAATGCCCTTGAACGTTAGCTCTTCTAGTGCATCAATATTGTTTCTAGTAAGGGTTAAGTCGCTAAACGCCATGAGTATTGTTTTGTGTGTAGTTAAAAAAAGGGGGAGCCGTTGTCAAAAATGACAACATTTCCCCCAATTTTGTTGTTAGAGTGTAGCTTACGCTTTAGCTACGTTACCACGAATGTATCGTCCACCTAGGTCTGGTCTGAATACTTTAGTTCCGTAAAGAACTTCGATAAGTATATCAGCACCTGACTTAGTTTCTTCTACGGTTAGCGTGTAGTTCACGTTGTTCATAGGCTCGAAACCAGCAGCTCTACGCACGCCAGAACCTGAACCGCTATCCACTGAAGGCATTACAGCAGTTACTAAAGCAAGGGCAGATGGGTCATAGAAGAACTGCTCACGTCCAGTGTCACCTGAAGCAATATCAACTGGGTTGATAGTAGCGTTGTTAGCAACAGCTGCACGTAATGGCTCTTTAAGAGTCAATACAGTTCCAGTTTGAGACTCTACCGTGTAGAAGTCATCAGTACCCTTAGCAGAACCGAAAGTAACGATGTCACCCTCAGCTAGAGATACAGTTGCAGCACCGCCACTACCATCATCGATGGTTAACTCAGTTTGTCCTACCGCTTCGTCAGCAGCTAATACAGCGTCAGTTACCGTAGCAGCAGTGTGGCTAGAACCTTCGTTGTCTACGAAGAAGTCGAAACCATACGCACGAGCCATAGCTCCACCTAACTGAATACCAGCATCTCCACGAGTGTTAGCTTGTTGGAAGATGTTTAGGGTAGTCAAGTCTTTCTCTACGAATGGGTCAATAACCATCATTAGGTTATCCGTAGTGAACTTACGAGAAGCCATGATTCTTCTAGCTTCTGCAAGGTCATTGTCGTCCATTACAGTAGAGTCAGTGTTGTTATCAGCGAAAGCTACTTCAAAAGCCTTACGAGCTTCTGCTTTTACATCACTATTGATTTGGTCAATAAGCTGGTGTAGTCTTGGCACGAAGTGCTGTTGTACTAAATCAGGAAGCGCAAACTTCTGGTCAGCCTTGTCGATGCTGAACCCAGAGTAGTAGTGCTTGTTGATTACTAGTTGCTCTTCGTTAGCGTCAGGAGTACCTAGAGAGTAGCTGCCTGAGTAAGAAGAAGCGGAACCAGTAGGCTTTACTGCACGAGTGATGCTTACAGTCTTGTTACGAGCTGCAACGAGACCCTCGATAGATGCGCCAGCTACGTTAGTAACGGCTTTAGATACCATTGGTCGGTCTGGGTATTGGTTGGCTAATGCAACCTCAACAAACGCCTCTGGTTCGTAGATGGAAAAATTACTATTAATTGCCATGTCTTTATAAAAGTTAAATTAAATGTTGGATTATATTTAGCTTTTGGGTCGCTGTGACCAGAACATGACAATTAAGGTTTTGCCTAACCATAATAAGATGGATTTACGCTTGTTCAGCCCAACCGCCTGCTGCTTTCATCGCTCCGAAGAGTTCTTCAGCTTTGGCACGGTCTGCTGGATTAGACGAGCGTACAAGTTGTTGAAACTCTGCTCGGCTAGGTCGTTCACTACTAGCTGGAGTACCACCAGTTGCTCCGCCAGCGCCCACTTTCTTGGGCTTCGCAAATTGTTTAGCAAACTCAACGAGTGAGTTAGCCACTGACTTTCTGTTGCCTTGAGCGTCTAGGTCAGGTACACCGTCTTTAACGGCATAAAACTGTCCGTTGCTCTCCTCAATCTCGTACTCGTTATAGAACAGTTGCTCTATATAGTCTTGACGCAAAGTCAGTTCATTATCTTGTTGGAGTGCACCAAACGCTGATTGAAACTCAGTATTTATGCGATTCTCCATTTGAGTCATCATTAATTGCTCTTTTGCAGATTCAGCTTCCTGCTGATATTGCTGCAACAGTTCTCGCAATTTCTCAGATTCACCCTTCTCTTCTTGCTTAGGTTGAAGGGTCTGTTGTATGCGAGAAAATGCGTCTTCTAGTGACTCAACGTCATTTCCCAGTAATTCAGAGAACTTACTAACAACGTCTTTTTCGACTTTGTTTTTTCCCTCATTGTACGCACCTCGAAAGAATTTATCCTTGTCAAATGCGGGTTCAGTTGCGGGTTGTTGTTCGGTGTTTTTTGAGGTTGACTCCTCTACGGCTGATTCAGGAGCATCAGCTTGCTCTATATTTTGTTCGCTCATAATGTGGTTATAAGTTAATTATTGCTCGCTTTGTGTTTCAATACCAACTTGTGCTTGGCGTTGAAGTTCTTCTTGTGGTAGAATATCCACTAAATTTCTTAGGTCAGTAGCTGTTTTAGGCATACCATACTCATTAAAGTGTTGCATTACTTCTTCAATATCTTCTTGAGGCATGGAGCGCTTGCGCATGTATTCCGCAGTTAGCTTCTTGATAAGAGGTAGAGACATGGCGTGATACTGCATTCCCTCGGTTATATCTTGGAATATCTCATCCGCACTAGACAAGTCATAATGCTTCGAGTAGGTTACACCGTACCCCTCGTAGTCTTCGTCACGAACCTTAGCCATTCTTCTTAGAACCTGCATCTCTATCATTTCCATGTCCATTGCTGTAGATGCTAGTAGCCCTTGTTCTTCTACGTTATCAAACCTTTTAGCGGAGCCCGATACATTACTCTTAACAATGGACTTATCTCGAACCTGAGCCATAGAAAAGATAAGCGACATCAAGTCACCAAAAATTACGTCTCTAAGGTGTTGTAAGCCCTGCATATCCGCTTGGTACAACATATTACTAGGTATTTGCTGGTCATCAGGAATGATGATAGCCATACCTACGCCCTCTTTGATGGTACGTGAATCGTACTGGTCATCATCAGCGACACCAGCTAGAGACCGCACAATGGAATCTGTGAGAACAGGAATAGGATGCCCGAACAGTTCAGAACCCTTCTTCAGGTCATAGAACAACTCAGAAGAGGCTAGGTACATACCTTTTAGGGAATATCTACGTGGCTTCCCTACAATGAACGAACTGTTAGCATCCGTCTGACCCTTGAGTAGCGTGGCTGGAACCTCACCAAATGGATTAGGTATTTCCAACGTCTTTTGTTTCTTCCCGTTCTCTTCGATGTACACGCAGATGTACTCAGGTGTATAGGCAGTCCACTTATGCTTCTTGATGTTGTCTAGGTCGTAATACATTTGCCTAGTAACGAGCAACGTGAGAGCGCCCTGCTTCACTTGAAAGTTCCATATTTCGTGGGGACGCACAACAAAGTTGTAAGGAACTACGTTGCCGTCCGTGTCGGTAACAGGATTCCCGTTACCATCCATCATAAGGTCGGTTACTACTGCGCCAAACCCCAAAACCTCTTTTACGAAGAGAACCTTGTCTCGGTAAAATTCAGTGATCGAACATCCTGCATCATCAAAGTTAGACTCTTTCCACTTCCAGAAATCTTTGTTTTCAGGGTACATTCTGTTGACGTTGTTTTCGTCATAGATACGCTGCTGGGCTGAGAAGAACTTCTGCTCTAGCGGAAACAACTTCATTCTGGATAAACGCTCTCTGTACTCCTCATCCGATTCTATACTGCTCTGGTCAATGATATAGGACTTATCCGAAAACACGGTGCTAGAAATGGCTGTGTACTCGTCATACTCCGCTTGAAACCAACTGTTCATCATCTTAGCACGGTCAAGAACCACGCTATAATACGGGTGACGAGTTTCTTTCATTACGATGTCTTCGACAGCGTCTTTGGATACGGAATATAACTTTGAGGTGTCTATCATTACTTTCTTGAGTATTGTAGGGCTATAGCGATGGCTTGTTGCCTCGTATAACCCTCTTTGATGAGTTGTCGAATGTTTTGCTGAATAATATTCGGTGAAGAACCACGTTGTAAAGGCATAGCTTTTGTTATAAGACGTTAATTAACAATAACATACCCCATTTCACTTTATTAGCCCAATACGCTGCTGACATACGTCCTTTGGCTATGTTCTTTGCGTGTCTAGCCTTGAAGGATTTACGCCTAGCTTTTGCTGCTTCGGTCTTAGGATTCTTGCCCGCACCTGATACACCCTGTTGACCAAAGCGTATGACCTTTACTTTGTTGCCCACTTTTGCTACTACAATATGAGACTTAGTAGGATGACTCGGAGTCCGCTTAGGCTTGTTATAGCCACTTACTCCGTACCTTGTAAGTTTTGGGTCTTTTTTGCTACTCATGGTGTCAAAAATATACGTATATTCCATAAAGATTCAATACTAAACTTATACATCATGTTCCCAATATATTACAACGGAAAAAAATACTACGAAGAAGATTGCGATGAAGTTTTCTTAGCATTTTACGAACCAGCTGCCATGACTACATTTGGCGTATATATGTCTGAAGGCGTTTGGATAACCCCAGACGGAAAGACTCACCGAGATTAATAATCGTATTGAACTTGGCGGAAATTCCGCCATAAGTTTGACGCAATTACTAATAATACTGACGAATAGTTATAACTATTGGTCATTATACTATTCAAATGGCAAACGAACCAGCAAAACCAGCCCTATACAGCCGAGTAAAAGCTGAGGCTAAACGTAAGTTCAAGATATTTCCTAGTGCGTATGCTTCTGCGTGGATAGTAAAGGAATACAAGAAAAGGGGTGGAACCTATAAAGGAGCTAAGTCTGGTACAACAGGCGTAGCCCGATGGATGAAGGAAAAGTGGAAGACCCAAGACGGTCAGGCTTGTGGCTCTGCTAAGTTTAAAGGCGTTAAGAAATGTCGACCCACCGTTAAGGTTAGCTCTAAGACCCCAGTAACGTGGCAAGAACTGCGTAAAAGAGGCGAGGGCAAGAAAGCAGTACGTGAAAAGAGACGTGTCGGAATGGGTAATCGAGCTAAAACTATAAAAAGAAGTTAGCGGAGCACATACATAGGGGAGGCGGAGCCTCTCTCATTACGCCAAATGGCATAATCTGTCGCATCCGACATGTGACCTCTGTCTCCATTGTCGATTTTTAGCCCTTTATCGTTCACGATGGAGTACATATAGTCTTTTATGACGTGTTCGCATCTCGTATTGACCAGTAATCTTCGCTCTCCATTGGTTCCAGCGTAAATTACGTTGTTTACTTTATCTACACGCACCTTTCGCTTCGGATTTTGGATGTCTAGCTCGTTTTTATACAAAATATTGTGCTCATCGAGCACTTCTCGCACGTAGTCCCAATCATTTTTACCTACACGACCATAATTACCACTTTTTTGGTTAGACGTGTTGTCTCCAGCCAATAAAACCTTAGAAATACCCCATTTATTAAGTAATTCTACTGCTTTTAGGGCTTGTTCGGTGGTTAGAGCTTCTTTGGAGAAGATTTCATCGAAAATAACATACTGCTTAAGTCCGTTACGAGCTCTTTTAACTTGGAGAAGAGCCCAACAATGAGGAGACCTGTTGAAATCAGCACAAAGCCAGACAGGATGCCCACTATCGTAATCAAGAGCCGTAAGATTCCCATCAGGGTAGTGATTGTATCCATCAAAGTGTTTGTAAGCCTTTCTCGTGGGATCATCTGTTTCCTCGCTCATTTCGTACCCAAGTTTATACGACAGAAAGTCCATCGCCTCTTCTTGGAGTAGCCGTTGTTTACTGTGATTGGTTTCCCATAAAGGAATGTCCCATACCTTATCGGGTTCTCTCATATTCTACTAAATAATGTTTGCATGACAGCTCCACCTTCAATAAAATAGACGGGCACACCGACATCGTCACCCTCCGCTATTAAGGACATCGCACCTGAATGGTGCTGGTGTAGTGTTTTAAGGTCGTATGTCAGGATAGCCCATCCATTCTTTCCGCATTGCTTTATAATTTCGTGCACTGCCTTAGAGCTTTGGTTCTTGGATAGTATCTCCCATTTTTGACCAACAAGCTCAGCCTCTATCATCTCTAAAAAGTCGTCCATCTTTGCTTTTATGTAGTCTATCTCGTCCTGTTCTACGTTCACCCCAAAACGAGCGTACATTATTACTTTAGCTTTCTTCATCGTGTCTCACTATGTGTTTAAGTTCTTTGGCTAGTACTTGTGGTATGTCGTACCATTCACCCCTTACGTGATTGTCTTTTAGTTGCTGGTGAAGCATACGCTCGTATTTACCTACGTTATTTGTGCGCTTGACCCAAACAATTTTTACCTCAAATGGGTTGCCCGTTTGTATTGATTGAAGTCGCTTACGAATACCATAGGACGTTACTCCTATCTTATAAAAACCTTCACATTCAACGCAGTAGACCATCCCTCTAAATACTTTGTAGGTATATTTTTTCTTTTCTGTTTCTCTTCGTGATTTGTTTCTACACTTACTACAACGAGACCTGTGACCATCGGAGGCGTGATTGTCTCTGTTAAACTCAGATAACGGCTT